GTATAAATGATGATAATTGACGCTATTGAAAATGATTACGTGTTTAACTATGGTTTCTTGGTAACCTTCTTTGGTTATTTAAAGGAACTGACTTTTTATTTTGGAGCTTGTGAAACACGCGGTTTCGTGTTTTTACATTCTATCGTGTACTTATATTTGTACGAAACATTTGTGTTTTGTATGACTTTAGGTATCCTTCTGTACTCCCAGTATTTATTAGTTCGAGCTATTAAATTCTGCCTGGAGTGCGGTTGTGGGTGTTGCGTTAAGTTCAGTGTTTGGGTGTACAACTATATACTGTATCTGATGCAACGTAAAACTCTCGTTCTAGAAACCCCCTCTCGGGACGAACAGTTGAAGACTTTAGCTAGCAACCTTGGTATAGATCTCATGGAGATTGTTAAATATCAAGCTTCTAGAGTAGAGGCTCCTGTTCGTTCTGTGGGTAACCCTCCTGCAAAGGAGATGGCTATAGTTGGAGGAAACTTCATCAATGGCCATCATACAGTGACTAAAACTCCCGGTGTCTTGTCGATTAGAGACGCCCAGAACAAGGTCATCGGTATGGGTTGCCGAACTACTTACGATGGACGTTCAGTTCTCCTAACAGCTAATCATGTTTGGAAAATTGTGGTCACTCGCAGCATCTCCGAATCGCCTCAGTGGGTCGGAGCTGCAACTGTTCAGAAACCTTGGACAATTGAGCACAACGGGCAGACTCTGCCTGTTGATCGCTCTTGGCCGATTCTTCTTTCGTCACCCGTTACTGAGTGTGACTTGATAATGGTAGAAGTTCCGACTGTAGCTTTCCAGACTTTGCAAGTGAAAACTTTGAAGTGTGGTAGAGCGATCAATTGGTCCGGTGTTACAGCTAGTGGTTTTAACGAGGATGGAGACTTTATAGCGTCTTATGGCACTGTGAAGTCTGTTTCTTACAATCCTACTATTGTTCAACATTTTGCCACAACTTTTCCCGGGTGGAGCGGCACACCGCTTATCAGCCAAGGAAAGATTGTTGGTTTACATACGGGCGTGCATGACGACTTGTCATCTAATGTGGCGACTCGCTGCATCTGGTTAGAGCAGTGCCTCACCAGTCAGCTTGAGACGTCCACTGATGCAGATTCTTTGGGCTACTCGCCCACAGACAATATCCCTGACGACGAACCACATAAGACGAAACACATCAGAACTTTCGGTTATGACATAGAGATTAGGTATGATGACAAGCGTTATTCAGTGCACCGTATGAAGCGTATAGATCCAAATGCTCTCAGTTTTGACGATGCGTTTGACTATATCAATGAGGACTTAGAAGAAGGTATGTATCTGGCGGAGAACGCGGATTTTCCCAAGGGTTTGGAAACCCCCAAAATTCCATTAACCAAGGAGAGATGTACTCCTTTAACAAACAAGGCTCCGTCTCTTCCTCCTGTGAAGTCTCGCAAGAGATCAAACAGAAGGAAAAAGACAGTACCGGACCTGAGCTCTCAGCCCTCAAGTGGCTCTACTCCCTTGGCGGATATAGATTTCACCTCGGTGAGATCCACCCAGAAGGCTGTAAGCTCCAGTTCGTTGGAACGTGTCGAAATCGAGCGTATGCGAAGCCAAATCAATTCACTTCAAAGTGTTTTGTTAAAGCTTGCTCCTCGAGAAGCTCTCTTGCAGAGTGGAGATACCCCCCTAATGATGCAGCCGCCGAAAGAAAGTCACTCTTCCTCCAGGCCGGGCGCTTCAGAAGTGCAGATTGTCCTTCTTACGCGAAAGCAAGAGAAGCTGTACAATCGGATCTCCCACACACGGAAATTCCAGCAGGCTTTGGGGAACGGTACACATCAACCAGCAGAGTTGAGGCAGCGACTATTGGAATTTGTCGTGTTATCTCGCGATGCATCGAGCCTACAGCAAGCCCAGGTTTTCCTCTCTCGTCTATAGGGGTGGAAAACCGAATTGTTTTGGAGCATTATGAATTATTTCTCGTGCAGGCGATTGTCGAGCGTTTGAATTTGTTACTCCATTACAGTTTTACTGGCCTTGAGTCCCCTGTGGACTTGGTCAGGGCTGGTCTGATTGATGCTTGCAAAGTTTTTGTGAAGGGTGAACCTCACAAGCTTTCTAAGTTGGTTGAAGGACGGTTGAGGCTTATATTCTCCGTCGGGTTTGTGGATAACATGATAGCGCGTCTGTTGTGTATGAAACAGAATCAGGCGGAAATCTTGAATTGGAAAGACATACCTGCTAAAGCGGGTATGGGCTTACATGATGAGGGCTTGAGAGCTATCTTGAAAACGGTATTCGAAGGCGACATGAATGGAGATCTTGCAGAGATCGACATGAAAGGTTGGGATTGGTCAGTACAAGAGTTCGAAATCTTAGCAGATCTTGAAAGACGTATTGATCTTAATCGCTCGCGAGGCACCCTATGGGAACGCATCGCTAGAGCTCACTTCTACTGTATGTCACGTAAAGTTTTCGTCCTTAGTGATGGCACGATGTATCAACAAACCATTCCTGGCGTAATGCCATCTGGTTGGTATAATACGTCTAGTACGAACACGAGTATTCGTGTTCTTGATCACTATTATGTAGCCTATAAGTTGGGTGTAATACCCTTTATTATAGCTATGGGAGATGATAGTGTTGAACGACGGGTAGCTGGTCTTAAAGAAGAATACGAGAAACTTGGTAAAACTTGTGGACAGTATAAGGAAATTGATGCTAGCAGTTTTGAGTTTTGTAGTACGAAATTCGACTGTGGGCTTGGTTATCCTGTTAACATCGATAAGCAGCTTGTTAACTTGTTGTGCAAACTACCTCCAACTTTTCAGGATGCGTTGGGAAGAATGAAGCAATTCGAGTACGAAATGCGACATCATCCGAACGCCGTTGAAATACTACAGCTAGTGGCAGACTCCGGTTGGTGGGACGAGATTCCGCAGCCGATGGCTCCATGGGCGTAGTTAGTCTCCTGTCAAGTCCAGTTAAGACTATAAAGTAACCGTCTGGTTAGACGTAAACAAACCATTGGGTTTCCTCTCTTAATACACCAAAATCTCTCGTTGAGTGCTAAACAAAACGCCTAGAGACTACACGGATGTTCCTTTAAGGTTGAGTTGAAATGCATAGTCCCAGTTCGTCACTCTGGTATCCAATACTAATGACTAAACGAACTAGAAATGCTAAAAAGAAAGTTACTTCTCTTTCTAAAACTGAAAAGAAGCTCGCGGCGCTCGAGATTAAAGCGCCCAAAACTAAAACTAGGAAACGTACTCCTTTTGCTGATACTGGTTCCATTCTGGGCAATAGCTTGGGTGGAATGTTTGGCATGGGGAGTATTGGTCGCAATGTTGGTCGATTTCTTGGTTCAGGAATAGGTTCTATTTTTGGATCAGGTGATTACTCTCTGGTGGGTCAACGTCCGGCAAAGAACAACCTTCTTACTGGTCAGATACCTCAATTCTCTACAACTCGGGCAACTAACGTTGTTTGTCACAGAGAATACCTTGGGGACATCATGGGTACTAGTGCATTTACGAATACACAATATCCATTGAATCCTGGTATTGCTACTACGTTTCCGTGGTTGTCTACTGTTGCGCCTTCGTATCAGGAGTATAAGTTTCATGGAGTTGTGTTTGAGTTTCGCTCACTCATAACCGATTTTGTTACTTCTGGGTCTCCCGGAGTTGTCATTATGTCTACGAACTATAATGCTGATGCGACCTTGTACACTAGCAAGCAGCAGATGGAACAGTCAGAGTTTGCCACCTCTGTCAAACCTACTGTCAATCTGATGCATGCTATTGAATGCGCTGTAGATCAAACTCCAGTCAATGAGAAATACATTAGAAGTGGATCAGTACCGGTCAATCAAGATTTACGTCTTTATGACCATGGGAACTTCCAGTTTGCTACTCAAACCAATCCGATTCAAAATCTCGGTGAGCTTTGGGTAACTTATTGTGTGGAATTGTTTAAGCCGATTCTGCCTCTTACATCTTCTACTCTTACTGGAGGATTTCATTTACTTCGCACAGGTGCTACTGGTGGTGTACCTTTGGGTACAACTACTGTACTTAGTGCTGGTTCTATCCAACCAACAGTAACAAACACGAATTTAACCTGGTCATGCCCGCGATCCGGCTTAGTCTACAAAATAGATCTATACTGGTCTGGAGCTCCTGTGGCTCTGTCATTACCAGGTGCTTCTCCTATAGGGGCGTGTGCTTTCGGGCCGTTCTTATTTCAATCGGACACCGCTGATCAGTTTACTGATACTGGCGCGACGACTGGTGCTGGAATGTATTCCGGTTTTATAACCAGTTCGGGAACCGGTGTTGTTGGTGTCCAGTTTGGAGGGGGAGGTGTTGTATTACCTGCAACCCAGCTCGATATATTTATGTCGCTGGTTGATGCAACTATACTTCTCTAGTTTGAGTCTTGATGGTTTTGAGTGAGACCATAATATCACCCGCAACTGAGTTATAAACAGTATAAAACCGTACCTTGGTAGAAATATCTCCTATCTTGGCTGTAGAAAATATAAATTCCAAAAACAGAGATAGCGGTCTGGAGTGAGACCTTAATATCACCCACAGAGCGTAAGGATTTAGACGTGTGAGAAACGCCCGCCCCCACTCCCC